CGACGACGACAGCACGGACGTCGACGACAGCACGGACGGCGACGGCCTGACGTTGCGGCGGCCGGCGCCCCGCGGGAGCGTCGCCGCGAGCAACGCAAAGACGGAGGTCGGGCAGAGCGCCGGTCGCCCTTTCGCCTCAAGTACGACCCCAGCCAGCCGCGCGTCCCCGCCGGCCATCCGCGCGGTGGGGAATCGACGAAGCGGCCGCGCGGCGGGGCGGGCCCAGGCCAATTGCCCGGCACATTGATCGAGTTTACCGCGCCGCTGGCGCCACGGCCGTCGAGTGACGGCGTCTGCAAACCGCTGAGCTGACTGTTCCTGGTTCGGGGAACCCGAACCGGGTTGTGCGGTGGTGGCGACGACGCCGATCCGCCGCGCCGATCCGCCGCTGCACCCCCTCTCGATATCAGGATGACGACATGATCGATACGACGCTTTCGGCGCCGGAGACGGCGCGCGAGGTGAAATTCTGCGCTCTCGACGTCAAGAGCATCGGACTCGACGGCCGCTTCGAGGGCTACGCGAGCCTGTTCAACCGGCAGGACCTCGGCGGCGATACGGTGCTGCCAGGCGCCTTCCGCGAGACGCTCGCCGAGCGCGGCTCGAGCGGCGTCCGGATGCTGTTCCAGCACGATCCGGCGCAGCCGATCGGCGCCTGGGAGCATCTGCGCGAGGACGCGCGGGGTCTGTTCGCTCGTGGCCGCCTGACGACGGAAGTCGCAAAGGCGCGGGAGGTGCTGGCGCTGATGCGATCCGGCGCCATCGACGGCCTCTCGATCGGCTTCAAGACGCTGCTGTCGCGGCCTGGTCGCGGCAAGGCACGCCGGCTCGCCAAGATCGACCTGTGGGAGATCTCGATCGTCACTTTTCCGATGCTGCCCGAGGCACGCATCAGCGCCGTGAAAGCGGCGCCGTTCGCCGGCCGCCGGCCGAGCGAGCGCGAATTCGAACGCTGGCTCACGCAGGACGCTGGGTTCACGCGGTCGGAGGCCAGAGCGCTCATCCGCGACGGCCTCAAAGGGTTCTCTGCCCAGCGGGATGCGGGCGGCCCCTCGAACTGGGAGCGCCGGATACTCGCGCAGATGCGTGAAGCGACCAGGCTCCTCAATTCCTTCACCTGAACGACAAGGACGAACCGAATGATGAAAGATACCGGCCTCGAAACCAAGGCCAGCGATGGCGGCGAAGTGTTCGAGGAGCTGATGCGCTCCTTCGAAGCCTTCAAGGAGACCAATGACGCGCGGCTCGGCGAGATCGAGCGGCGCGGAGCCGCGGACGTGATCACCGCCGACAAACTCGAGCGGCTCAATCGCCGCCTCGACGATCTGGCGCTCAAGAGCGCGCGGCCGCAGCTGTCGGGCCGCGAACCGCGCTCCGGCGTGAGCCTGCAGCAGAAGGCGGCCTTCGAGACCTACGTGCGGCGCGGCGACAATCGCGCCCTCGCCGACATCGAAGCCAAGGCGCTCTCGGTCGGATCCAACCCGGACGGCGGATACCTCGTGCCGGCCGAGACCGAAGCGGCGGTGAACATGGCATTGAAGGCGATCTCGCCGATCCGTGCCATCGCCACCGTGCGGCAGGTTTCCGGCACCGTCTACAAGAAGCCGTTCTCGACCACCACGCCGGGGACCGGCTGGGTGGGCGAGACGGCGGCGCGGCCTGAAACCACGACGCCGACGCTTGCCGAGCTCTCCTTCCCGACGATGGAGCTCTATGCCATGCCGGCGGCGACGAGCACCCTTCTCGACGACGCTGCTGTCGACATCGACGGCTGGATTGCAGACGAAGTGCGCGACGCGTTCGCCCAGCAGGAAGGCAATGCCTTCGTGGTCGGCAACGGGGTCAACAAGCCGAAAGGCTTCATGGACTATCCCAAGGTCGCCAACGCGTCCTGGGCGTGGGGTTCGCTCGGCTTCATCGCGACTGGCGTTGCCGGCGACTTCCCGGCGTCGAACCCAGGCGACAAGCTGCTCGACCTCGTCTACGCGGCCAAGGCCGGCTATCGGGCCAACGGCTCGTTCGTGTTCTCGCGGACCACACAAGCGGTGGTGCGCAAGCTCAAGGACGGTGACGGCACCTATCTCTGGCAACCCTCGGCGAAACCCGGCGAGAGTGCGACGCTGATGGGCATTCCCGTGGCGGAGAGCGAGGACATGCCAGGTATCGGCACCGATGCCTACGCCATAGCTTACGGCGACTTCCGCCGCGGCTATCTGATCGTCGACCGGATCGGCATCCGCGTGCTGCGCGATCCCTATTCCGCCAAGCCGTACGTGCTCTTCTACACGACGAAACGCGTCGGCGGCGGCGTGCAGGACTTCGACGCGATCAAGCTCTTGAAGTTCGGCGTGTGATTAGAGGGGGAGTGGGGAGCAAGGGAAAGAGTGTGCCTTGAGCGCGCTCATATCTCCGAGATCCTACTCCCTACTCCCTACTCCCTACTCCCTCATTCTCCGAGTTCCCATGTCCCTCATCCTGCTCTCCGGCCCGGCGAGCGAGCCGATCACGCTCGCCGAAGCAAAGGCGCATCTCAAGGTCGACGGCACCAGCGAAGATGCGCTCATCACGAGCCTCATCGTCACCGCACGTCTGCATGCTGAAGCCGCCTTCGGTCTCGCTCTCATCACGCAGAGCTGGTCGTGGCGGCTCGACTGCTGGCCGCCGGGTGGTGTCGCCGAGGTGCCGCTGCGCCCTGTGCAGGCGATCACGCGCATCCGTGTCACGCAGTCGAACGGTACGCAGGTGACACTCGACCCCTCGAGTTATCTGCTCGACGGGGCGAGCCTGCCGCCGCGTCTGCTGCCGACCGCGACGCCGCTCGAACAGCCGGGCGTGCACGGCCTCGGCATCGATGTCGAACTCGTGGCCGGATTCGGCGCAAACGGCGCGGCTGTGCCCTGTCCGATCCGCCACGCGCTGCTGCTGCTCGTCGCTCACTGGTACGAGTGCCGTGCGCCGCACCACGTCGGTTCGCCGGCGACGCGCATTCCGCCAGAAGTCGGCGCGCTGCTCGCCCCCTACAAGGTTCCGCGCCTATGACCTGCGACAGCAACATCACCGCCCTGCGTCACCGGCTCATGCTCGAAGAACCGTTGCGGTCGGAGGACGAGGGCGGCACGGCGATCGTGACCTGGGTTCCGCTCGCTGAGATTTGGGCCGAGATCAAGCCGAAGGGACGCCGTGAGGTCATGAAGGACGACGGCTACAAGGGCTTCGTGACCCACGACGTTCGCATCCGCCATCGCGCCGGCGTCGACCAGACCATGCGCTTCCGCTTCGGCGCGCGGGTCTTCGACATCCGCACCATCCGCAACGAGGACGAGCGCAATCTCTGGATCGTCTGCGAGTGCGAGGAGCGAGCGAAATGAAAATCACCGTGTCGCTGGTGCGCCGGGCTCTGTTAGCCGCGGCCGTGCGTCGTATCGTGGATCGTATCGCAGGCCAGGGGCAGGCATCCGTTGAGGCCCGACAATCGCCACCTGATCGTACCGCCGCCTCGTGAACGCCAGCAGTGCGACCTCGCTCGGCCCTCTCACCCCCACCCCGGCCCTCCCCCCTCCAGGGGGAGGGAGGGAAGTGGTGGGGGCTCAGCCCGTCTCGGGCGGCTTCGATGCGGGTCGCAACACCGTACGTCTGGAAATGCCGCGAGAAGCCATTCGTCTTGAAGTCCCCCACTCGGCCGCTCCGTCCCCTCGCTCTCTCAACTCCTTCTTCCCCTCCCCCCCTGCGCGCCCGCGCGCATCCACGCGACGCGGGGGAGGGACAGGGTAGGGGGTGTGAGAGACACGGGCGGACCGTTGATGCCTCGCGCGGTGCCTCGTGCCCGCCGATCCCTCCGCTGTTGGTTGTCAAACCCCTGGGGCCGACACTCCGACGCCAGCACGGATCGAATGACAGGACCACCTCGATTACTCGAAGGACCTAAGCCATGCCATCGGCCACGTTCGCCCTTCAGAAGGCGATCCACCTGGCGTTGACCAATGCACCAACGGTCACGACACAGCTCGGTGGTCCGCGCATCTACGACCACGTTCCGCGTGGCCAACCGTATCCCTACGTCACGTTCGCGCAGACGAGCGATCGCGATTGGAGCACCGGCACCGAAGCGGGCAGCGAACACACGGTCACGCTGCACGTGTGGACCGAAGCCGCCGGCCGCAAGCAGGCGCTCGCCATCCTCGATGCGATCGCCACCGCGCTGCACGACGCGCCCCTGTCTCTCGATGGGCACAGGCTGATCAACCTGCGCCGCGAGTTCACCGACGCGACCCGCCTCGACGCCGACGACGCCTATCGCGGTCTCCTCAGACTGCGGGCGGTGACGGAGCCGCTCTGAGCCTACGACCGACCTGCCCCCCTCATTCCATTCAGCGAGACACTCATGGCCGCACAGAAAGGCAAAGACCTGCTGTTGAAGATCGACAGCCAGCCCTCGGGAACCTTCACGACGATCGCAGGACTGCGGTCCCGCACGATCGCCTTCAACGCGGAGGCCGTCGACATCACGCATCAGGAATCGACCGGCGCCTGGCGTGAGTTGCTTGCAGGCGCCGGCGTTCGGACGGCGCGCGTGTCCGGAACCGGCGTTTTCAAGGATGCCGCGTCCGACGCGCTGCTCCGGCAGGTGTTCTTCGACGGGACCATCCGCGCCTGGCAGATCGTGATCCCGGATTTCGGCACCGTGGAGGGACTGTTCCAGATCGCAAGTCTCGAATTCAATGGGCGCCATGACGGTGAAGTGGCGTTCGAACTGTCGCTCGACAGCGCCGGAGCACTGATGTTCACCGCGGCCTGACGCGATCCGCAGCCTCGCCCCTACTGCCTGATGCCCGTTGTCCTCACCAGGATCCCTCATGCCCAACAAGCACCGTGGTGAAATCGAAGCCTGCCTCGACGGCAAGCCGATGACGCTCTGCCTCACGCTCGGCGCGCTCGCCGAACTTGAAAGCGCATTCGGCGACAGCGACATGCTGGCCCTCGCCGAGCGGTTCTCGAGCGGCCGCCTCAGCGCCGACGACGCCGTCAAGATCATCGGTGCGGGGTTGCGCGGCGGGGGCGCAGACATTCCCGATGCGATCGTGAAGGGGATGCGAGTCGCAGGTGGCGCCGCCGGCTTCGTCTCCATCGTCGCCGAGCTGCTGGCCGTCACCTTCGGCAGCGCACAGCCGGCGAGCAACAGCCCGCCGGCACCGCGCCCCGTCCCCTCCGCTCCTGCGCCCGAGGAGGAGCGCGCACCACGAACCCCTTTCCCTGGAGCGACGTGATCGGTGCCGGTCTCGGCCTGCTGCGGCTGTCGCCCGTCGTCTTCTGGTCGATGACGCCGCGGGAATTCGCGGCGGCGATGTCGGTCGTGCTCGGGCCGCCGATCACGGCACCGACGCGCGGCGATCTGGCCGCACTGATGACCCGGTTTCCCGATCGGCCGTCGCCCCACAGACACCACAAGGACACCGCCCATGGATCAACCGAATGAAACCTGGACCGTCGCCATCGATGCCGATACGGCACCGCTGCGCAACGAGTTGCAGAAGACACAGGCCTATGGGGCTGGCTTCGCGCGCAGCCTCGCCGGCGCCTTCGAAGGCATCGCCGTCAAAGGCAACAGCTTGGCGGATGCCATCCGCGGCATCGGCCTCAGCCTGTCGAAGTTGGCACTGACCGCGGCGTTCAAACCGCTGGAACAGGGGTTGTCCTCGCTCATTTCGAATGCAGTGTCCGGTGGCTTCGCCGGCGGGTCGGGCAGCTTTCTGACATCGGCCTTGCCGGTGCCCTTCGCCAAGGGTGGCGTGATCGCGAGCCCGGTTGCCTTTCCGCTCGCGGGTGGCCGCACCGGCATCGCGGGTGAAGCCGGTGCCGAGGCGATCCTGCCACTGGCGCGCGGCGCCGACGGCCGGCTCGGCGTGCGCGCGGATGGCGGCACGGGCGGCGGCGTCTCCGTCACTTTCAACATCTCCACGCCTGACGCTGAAAGTTTCCGCCGGTCCGAGACGCAGATCGCCGCCATGCTGGCGCGCGCGGTCGGCCAGGGGCAGCGGAATCTCTGACGCAGGAAAAGCGAGTGCTCCATGTCCTTTCACGAAATCCGCTTTCCCATCGAAATCGCTCGCGGCGCCATCGGCGGGCCGGAACGGCGCACCGATGTCGTCGTGCTTGGATCGGGCGCGGAGGAGCGCAATGCGCGTTGGGCTGACTCCCGGCGCAGCTACAATGCGGGCTACGGTATCAAGTCGCTCGATGATCTCCACGCCGCGATCCAGTTCTTCGAGGAACGACGCGGCCGCCTCTACGGTTTCCGGTTCCGCGATCCGACCGACTGGAAGTCGTGTCCGCCCGAGCAGACTCCGACGGCGCTCGACCAGACCGTCGGCACCGGGGACGGCACGACCGCAACGTTCCAATTGACCAAGCGCTACGGCAGCGCATTCGCGCCGTGGTCGCGCGCGATCACCAAGCCGGTCGCCGGCAGCGTGCTGGTCGCGGTGGGCGGAACGTCCATGATCGAAGGCACGCACTTCACGCTCGATACGGCGACTGGCCGGATCACGTTTATCGCCGGCCACATTCCAGGTGCCGGTGCCGCCGTGACGGCCGGCTTCCAGTTCGACGTGCCGGTGCGCTTCGACACCGACAAGCTCGACATCGATGTCAAAGGGTTCCGCCACGGCGCCATTCCCCAGATCCCGCTCGTCGAGGTGCGCATATGAAGGCTCTCCCTCCCGGCCTTCAGGCGCACCTTGCGAGCGGGGCCACCACCCTCGCCTGGTGTTGGCGGTTGACGCGAGGCGACGGAATGCGCCTCGGCTTCACCGATCATGATCGCGACCTCACGTTCGACGGCACGACGTTCGAGGCGGCGGCCGGCTTCACGGCGAGCGAGATCAAGGATCAAGTCGGGCTTGCCGTCGACAATCTGGAGGTCTCGAGCGCGCTATCGTCGGGCCGGCTTGAGGAGCATGATCTGGCAAGCGGCGCATGGGACGAAGCCTCGGTCGAGATCTTCCGCGTCAATTGGGCGGAACCGGACCAGCGCGTGCTGATGCGGTCGGGCTCACTCGGTGAGGTGCGACGCGCCGGACCGGCGTTCACGGCGGAAGTGCGAGGTCTCGCACACTACCTGCAGCAGCCGAAAGGGCGGCTGTTCCAGTACGCCTGCGATGCCGATCTCGGAGATGCGCGGTGCGGCGTGGCGCTATCCGATCCGCAATACCGGACGAACGGAGCGGTCGCCGTCAGGCTGAGCAATCGCCGTTACGTGGTCTCGGGCGCCGGCAGTTTCGCAGACGGATGGTTTGCCCGGGGTCTTCTCACCTTCACCAGCGGCGCAGCTATCGGTTTCCGTTCGGAAGTCAAAACGCATGTCGTGACGAGCACGGGTGTCGAGATCGAACTCTGGCAGGAGCCGGCCGTCGACGTCGCGGTCGGCGATGCGTTCAGCGTCTCGGCAGGTTGCGACAAGCATCTCGAGACCTGCCGCACGAAGTTCTCCAACGTGACACGGTTCCGCGGCTTCCCGCACATGCCCGGCAACGATTTCGTCACCAGCTTCGCCGGCCGGCGGTAATGGCCCCTTGCAGGTTCGATAGCATGGCACACGGCATCATGAACCGCGCCGCGATCGTCGCTGCGGCGCGCCGCTGGATCGGCACGCCCTATCACCATCAGGCCGCCTGCCTCGGTGCGGGATGCGATTGCATCGGGCTCGTCCGCGGCCTCTGGCGCGAATTCTACGGCACAGAAGCGGAGCCCTTGCCCGGCTACTCACGCGATTGGGCCGAGGCGTCCGGTGAAGAGACGCTGCTTTCCGCGGCTCGCCGCCACCTCGTTGCGACTGCTGTTGCCGAAGCGCGGCCTGGGGACGTCGTGCTGTTCCGGCTGCGCGCCGGCCTGCCGGTGAAACATGCGGCCGTTCTCGCGACAGCGGACACGATGATCCACGCGATGGAAGGCGTGCCGGTCTCGGAAGTCACGCTCTCGCCGTGGTGGCGGCGGCGCATCGCGGGCGTTTTCGCATATCCTGGAGTGACCGACTGATGGCCACCCTCGCACTCGCAGCCGTCGGTTCGGCCGTCGGCGCCGCGGCTCTGCCTGCCGGCATCTCGGTGCTTGGCGCCACCATCACAGGCGCCACCATCGGTTCGCAACTCGGAGCACTGGCCGGGTCTGCCATCGACCAGGCGCTGTTCGGCGCCTCCGGCCAGACCCGCAGCGTCGAGGGGCCGCGCCTCTCCGATCTGCGCATTACCGCCTCGACCGAAGGCGCGCCCATCCCGCGCGTCTACGGTCGCGCCCGCGTCGGCGGCCAGATCATCTGGGCGAAACCGTTCGAGGAGGACGTGGCGACGTCCGAGGCCGGCGGCGGCGGCAAGGGCGGCGGGTCCGGCGGCGGCGGCAAAACGCGCACGACCGACTATCTCTATTTCGCCAGTTTCGCGGTCGCGCTGGCCGAGGGCGAGATCACGAGCCTCGGCCGCGTGTGGGCCGACGGGCAGGAGCTGGACCTCGCCGATCTCACATGGCGGTTCTATCCCGGCAGTGAAACGCAGGTCGCCGACAGCCTGATCGCGGCGCACGAGGGCAGCGACAATGCTCCCGCCTATCGCGGCCTCGCCTACGTCGTCTTCGAGCGCCTGCCGCTCGCCCCCTTCGGTAATCGGTTGCCGCAGCTCTCGTTCGAGGTCTTTCGCGCCGTCGACGACCTCAACCAACGCATCAAGGGCGTCGTCGTCATTCCAGGCTCCGGCGAATTCGTCTACGCGACCGATCCGGTGACGCGCGTCGGATTCGGCGGCGAAGCCGTCGCGGAGAACGTCCATACCCGGCAGGGCGCCAGCGATTGGACGGTGTCGATGGACCAGATGCAGGCGACGCTGCCCGGCCTCGCCTCTGCCTCACTGGTCGTCTCGTGGTTCGGCACCGATCTGCGCGCCGGGCATTGCCAGATCAGACCCGGTGTCGAGATCGCAGCGAAGAGCAATGCGCCGATCGCCTGGGGCGTCGCTGGTCTGACACGCGCGAGCGCGCATCTGGTCAGTCAGATCGCAGGCAAGGCTGCTTACGGCGGAACGCCTTCGGATCAGACGGTCGTTGCCGCCATCCGCGATCTTGCGTCGCGCGGCATCGCGGTGACGCTGACCCCCTTCGTCCTGATGGACGTGCCGGCCGGCAATACGCTTCCCGACCCCTACACTGGCACAGCAGGGCAGCCCGCCTACCCCTGGCGGGGGCGCATCACCGTTTCGCCGGCTGCAGGCCAGCCCGGCACGCCCGACAAGACCGCCGCCGCCGCGATGCAAGTCGCGAGCTTTATCGGCACGGCGACGCCCGCGCACTTCACGATCATCGGCGACGATGTCGTGTACTCGGGCCCGGCCGAGTGGTCACTGCGGCGCCAGGTGCTGCACTATGCCCATCTCGCCAAGGCGGCGGGCGGCGTCTCCGCGTTCGTCATCGGCACGGAGCTGCGCGGGCTCACTACCGTCAGGAGCAGCGCCACCACCTATCCATTCGTGACCGCGCTCGCCGCCCTCGCCGCTGATGTCAAGAGCGTGCTCGGCAGCGGTGTCAAGGTCACCTATGCGGCAGACTGGTCGGAGTACTTCGGACACCAACCGCAGGACGGATCGGGCGATGTCTTTTTCCATCTCGATCCGCTGTGGGCGTCGAGCGCCGTCGACGCGATCGGGATCGATCTCTACTGGCCGCTGGCCGACTGGCGCGAGGGCGACGCACACGCCGATGCACTTGCCGGCCACAGATCTCAATACGACCTCGCCTACCTGAAAGGAAACATCGCGGGCGGAGAGGGCTTCGACTGGTACTACGCGACGTCCGCCGATCGTGCGGGCCAGGTTCGCACACCCATCACCGACGGTGCCGGCAAGCCCTGGCTGTTTCGCTTCAAGGATCTGAAGGCATGGTGGCTCAACGCGCATCATAACCGCCCGAGCGGTATCGAAAGTGCCACGCCGACGGCCTGGGTCCCACAGTCCAAGCCTGTCTGGTTCATGGAATTCGGCAGTCCCGCCGTTGACAAAGGCGCGAACCAGCCGAACGTCTTCGTCGATCCGAAGAGTTCCGAGACGGCGCTGCCCTACCACTCCTCCGGACGCAGGGACGATCTCGCCCAGCGCCGATACCTGCAAGCGTTCGTCGAAGCCTACGATCCGAGCCATGCTGGCGCGCTCGCCGCCCTCAACCCGACGTCGACCGTCTATGGTGCTCCGATGGTCGCGCTCGATCGGATGCACGTCTACGCTTGGGACGCACGGCCTTACCCCGCATTTCCGAACGATACGGAGACCTGGGGCGATGCGGCCAACTGGCGCCTTGGGCACTGGATCAACGGCCGTATCGCCGGCGTGCCGTTGGCCGACGCCGTCGCCCACGTGCTCGACGATCATGACTTCGCCGCCTATGACGCCACGGCACTCGACGGCGTGATGGCGGGCTATGTCGTGGACCGCATCATGTCGGCGCGCGACGCTCTGCAGCCGCTCGAGCTCGCGTTCTTCTTCGATGCCGTCGAAAGCGATGGCAGGATCGTGTTCCGGCCGCGCGCCGGTCGGCCGCCCGTGGCAGCACTCGACAGCGACATGCTGGTCGAACAGCGCAAGGACGACCCGCTCGTCACGCTCGCCCGGCGCCAGGAGACGGATCTGCCGGCCACGGCGAAGATCACCTATATCGCGGCCAACGACGACTACCGCCAGGCGGTGGCAGAGGCGCGTCGTCTGGCCGGCCGCAGCGGCCGCGTCTCGGAAGCACAGATCGCCGTCGCGCTCGAACCGGAGCATGCGACTGAACTCGCCGAAACGTGGCTGCATGAATCCTGGACCGCGCGCGAGCAGGCCGCATTCGCTCTGCCACCGAGCCGGCTGGCATTCGAACCGGGCGATGCGGTCACGCTCGAGGTTGCCGACAGGTCGCGGCGCTTCCGCATCACCGAAGTCGGCGATGCGGGGCGTCGGGAGATCGTCGCGCTGTCGAGCGATCCCGCCGTCTACGCCCGCAGCATCGGGCCGGAACGAACCGGGCGGGCCGGGGCCGACGTCGCGGTTGGGCCGCCACTGGTCGAGTTCCTCGATCTGCCACTGTTGCGTGGCGACGAGCGTCCCGACGCCGGCTACGTCGTTGCCGCCCAGGCCCCGTGGCCGGGTTCGGTGGCCGTGTATCGGTCGCCGGAAACAAGTGGCTACACGCTCGCGGCCCTGATCGCTGCCGCCAGCATCGTCGGCGAGACGCGGAGTGACCTACCCGCCGGACCGACCGGACGCCTGGATCACGCAACGACGCTGCGTGTCGAGATCGGGAATGGCGCGCTCGCCTCGGTCACACGGTTGAAGCTCTTGTCGGGCGCCAACGCTGCGGCCATTCGTAATGCCGACGGGGCCTGGGAAGTCATCCAGTTCGAAACTGCAGCCCTGGTGGGTCCGCGCTTGTACGATCTCAAGGGATTGTTGCGCGGGCAGGCCGGCACCGAAGCCGCGATGCGCAGTCCTCTCCCAGCGGGCGCCCGCTTCGTTCTGCTGGGGGCCGGACTCACGCCCGTGGACATGACGGCGGACGAGATTGGCCTGCCGTATCGCTGGCGCTATGGCGCCGGCAACCGCGACATCGCGAGCACGAGCTATGCCGACACCCAGCACGCCTTCTCCGGTGCGGGCCTGCGTCCGCTGAGCCCGGTCCACATCCGTGGCACACGAGCGGGGGGCGATCTCGCGATCACATGGGTGCGACGCACGCGGATCGGCGGTGACAGTTGGGATGTCACCGACGTGCCGCTCAGCGAGGCGCGCGAAGCCTACGAGGTCGACATTCTCGACGGCACGACGGTGAAGCGAACCCTGTCGGTCACGTCTCCTGCAGCCCTCTACTCGGCAGCCGAGCAAACCATCGACTTCGGCGCGCCGCAACCAAGTCTCACCGTTCGCGTCGCCCAACTTTCCGCTTCACGCGGGCGCGGGCAGGCGCGGACGGCGATGATCTGAACAGATACAGCAACCACTTGTTTCATGCATGTCGGACGTGACCGGCTTTGCACCTCGCGATTGCCGTCGCGACCGCAGCGCATGAAGCGAGATTTCATGGAGGTCGGCCTTGGCTGACAGCCCCAATCTCGTACTGCCCTACATCGAAGCGGCGCAGGCGCAAAAGCACGTCACGCACAACGAGGCGATCCGTGCGCTTGATGCCCTGGTGCAGCTTTCAGTGCTCGACCGCGATCTCGCATCGCCACCGGCAAGCCCTGTTGACGGCGCACGATACATCGTGGCGGCGAGCCCAACCGGCGCCTGGAGCGGGTTCGCGGGCAAGATTGCCGCCTACCAGGACGGCGCGTGGATGTTCTACACGCCGCGTGAGGGCTGGATCGCCTGGATCGCGGATGAGAACGTCGGGCTCGTCTACGACGGAGCGGCGTGGATCACCTTTGGCGGCGGTGGCGGCACGACGTCTGTGAACCCAGTGACAGGCGGGCTCCTCGGCGTCAACACGACAGCCGACACGACGAACCGCCTCGCGGTGAAGTCGGATGCCACGCTGTTCTCGCACGACGACGTGACGCCAGGCTCCGGCGACATCCGCGCGAAGCTCAACAAGAGCGCGGCGAACAAGACAGCATCGGTCCTGTTCCAGGACGCCTTCTCCGGCCGGGCCGAGATCGGCCTCACCGGGGACGACGACTTCCATTTCAAGGTCTCATCCGACGGCGCGGCCTTCAAAGAGGCGATCCTCATCGACCGCACATCCGGCCGCGTTACGCTGCCGTCGACCTCCGCCTCCAACTCCAACCTCTTCACGGACAGCGGCCGGTTCGCGGCGGCCTCGGCGTCGGTGACTGTCGGAGCCTTCGCCGCGCCCGCCTATCTCGTTCCCTACAACGGCGCGACGCTGACCGGCCACGGCAAGTTCATCTTCAACAACACCGACTATGGTGGGTCCGGCGGCACCATGAACGCCGACGTCAAAGGCCTGATCGACAAGATCAGGGCCGCCGACCGGCGGCGGTGGGGGGTCGAATTCTGGGTCGCGGCACTGACCAAGGGCGCGGCCACAGCCGGCGCGATCTCTGCCGGCGGGACGACCTACTACGAAACGCTGTTCCAGGCCCAGACACCGCGCCTGCCGGTGGCGACGGTCCACCTGTACCTGCGCGCCAAAACGGGCAACGTCGTCGTGCGCAACGACGGCCAGGACATTTTTCTCGATGGCGTCAAGCAGACGGCGGGCGCGCATGCGGTCATCACACCCGCGATGGGCTGGCAGGCGGTGCGGCTCGTCGACCGCATCCCACCCTACAATTCCTTCGGCTACACGCCGGCGCATTTCGATCTCTACCAGGCGGCGCAGAACGACGTTGCGCTGATCGCCCTCCCGTCGCTGATGCAAGGCGACATCGTCATCGACCCGAACATCGGGATCATCCCATCCTTCAACCTGTGGAGCGCCTGATGCGCTATGATGTGATCGCCAACGGGATCGTGATCTGCACGCTGCCGACGACGGACGCGATCGAGAGCCTGCGCGCGATCGGCAGAGTGCCGGAGGGGGCGTCCGTCGTCGCGGTGCCCAGTTGGGACGACATCCGCGCCGAGGCCTACCGGCGGCTCAGGGCGATCCACGACGCCGACGACGATGCGCATATGGCTGTGATCGTCGGCGACGACGCCCGCGAGCGGCTGGCGATCATGGACATTCCGGAAGCGAGCCGTACCCCAGAGCAGGCGACGCGTCTTGCCGAGCTGCGGTCCAAGGACGCGGCCATCGAGGCGGTCTGGGCCTCCTATAACGCGTTCACGGAGCCGCTGGCCGACGACTATGACGACGCCGCCCATTGGGAAGCGAAGGACTGATACCTAGCCCGATCTATTCACCACCGCGCAAGCGTGACGGAGACGAAATCGACGAACGGCCAGGAAGGACGCGACCGCCGTAGCTCACCTACGGCCGAGCGGCGTGACGCCGCCGTTCGTCGATTTCGAC